TATGAGCAATAGATACACAGTTTACAAAAACCCTTACATGACTTCTAACGAAATCTTGATGGGTTATAGAGGTAACAACTTCTTAGAGACTGGTGCTGTTTACGCTCCTTATGTTCCATTGATTATGACTCCATCAGTGTATGACCCACAAAACTTTACTCCACGTAGAGGTGTGATGACTCGTTACGCTAAGAAAATGGTGCGCCCAGAATACTATGGTAAGATTTATGTTAAAGATTTAGCATCTATCTAATCTAAAGTAATTCTTAGATAATAAAATTGGGGGAGAAGAAATTCTCTCCCTTTTTTTGCTCTTTTGGTAGAACTCACTATATTTATATATAAAGAGGAATTTTATGGTTATTTACAAAATTACATCACCAAAAGGAAAAGTTTACATCGGTAGAGCAAATGATTTCAATCGTAGAATGATTGAACATAAGAGTACAGCAACAAAGAAATCTAGCTCAAAATATCAATATGGGTTATATAGAGCTATTAGAAAGTATGGTTGGGATACTTTTACAAAAGAAATATTGTTTGAAACCGAAGATGAACAATTATTAAAAAAATTAGAAGAAGAATTTATATTAGCTTATGATTCTGTAAAGCGTGGATATAATAATATGTATGGTTCTGATGGAGGTGATGTATATAAAAACTTTCCAGAAAGATTAGAAAAGATGAGAGAGATAAATAGAGAAAAGTTTACAGGTGAGAAAAATCCAATGTATGGAAAGACACACTCCGATGAATCAAGGGATAAACTAAAAGAAAGAGCTAAAGGCCGTTTTACATTAGATTGGTACAAAGAAAGAAATGGTGATGTAGAAGGTGAGAGATTATATGAGGAAAGGAGAGTGTGGCTACAGAGTAGAAATTTGAAGAAAGATGAAAACGGACGGTTTATTAAAGCTAAATAAGGTTTCTCATAATATATTATATTTATATGTGTTACATTCTTTAACATACAATTAAATAAAAATGAGCAAGCAGACAACACATTTGGTACTTCAAACTAAGAATGTATCTCAATTTACAAGTTATATGAGTAGTAATGGGACTAGGTCAATATCACCAACATCCGCATCACTAAAAACGGAAACGTAAAATGCAGGTTCATCATCATTGGATGTATCTGAAATTATAGGATTGTATGATAGGAGATTGAATCCTGATTTGTATAAAAAATATCAATTGAATTATGCATTATCAACTGGTTCTACTTTTAACGAAGCAGTAATGTGGGCAGATAAAAATTCATAATAAAATAAAATGGGGCAGAAAAAAGGTAATCCAATACCATCGTATCAAAATCAAGGGTATGAATCGTTATATCCAAACACTGGTAGAGATAACAGAGATATGGGTACAAAGCCCGTAATGATTGATGATACAAGAACATTAGATGAATTGGTTGATTCTGGTTCATTAAAATACACACAAGGATACGCAAAAGATACCGATTTAATAGATGGTACTATTAATGCAAGATTTGATACTCTCACAGCAAACGAGTACATAGTAACAATATATTCATCATCAATACTTTTCTCATCAGGTTCTATTGTATTAGGAGATTCATTGGATGATAGGCATCGAATAACCGGTTCTCTTAATGTAACTGGCTCTACATCATTTTTAGGTGTACATACGTTAAGTGGTAGTAATACTATTGTTGGTAATACTTTAATGACGGGAATTCAGTCTTTATAGTAACAGGTTCGGCTTACTTTACCGGTTCACATAATATAAAAGGAAATTCGGTTATTACGGGTTCATTGGATGTAGTTGGAAATATAAATGTAGTAAGTGGTTCTGATTTTTATTTAGCAGGAAACAAATTATTCAATTACGGACAATTTAGTGATACAACTACACAAAGTGGTTCAGCAAATACCGCATACGCTAAAAAACTAAATACAGTAGATTTTGCACACAATGTTGTTGTTGAAAACGGAACGAGAATAAAAGTTTTAAACACAGGAATATACAATTTACAATTTTCATCCCAATTAGCAAATACGGCAATATCAAACATTACATTTGATATATGGTTAGCATATACTGGTAGTAATGTTGCAAACTCAAACACACAAGTAGATGTAAACAAATCGGCAGGACAATTAGGACGTTCGGTTGCGGCTTGGAACTTTATGTTACCAATTCAAGCAAACGATTATGTTGAATTGATGTGGAGTTGTAATGCAGCTACCGGTGAGTTAAAAGCCGGAGCAACTCAATCCAATCCATCAAGACCAGCAATTCCATCCGTAATTGCAACATTGACACAAATTGGATAAAAATATAATCAGCCTTCACAACTGATTTGGGAGAATGGAAACGTTCTCCCTTTTTATTTTACCCCTTTCCTATATTTTTATATTTATAAGAGTATTAAACCGATTTTATATGGCAGCAGGAAAATATTCTTTTATAATAGAGCAAGGAGCAACAACAAATTTTCAAATCAATTGGAACGATGAAACGGGTTCTGCGATTGATTTGAGTGGTTATCAAGCAAGAATGCAGATTAGACCTAGTGTTGAATCATCTGATGTCTATCTTTCACTATCATCATCTCTAAAAACGGATAATACAGGAATCAATTTAAGTGGTTCAAATTTTACAACTCCATTGGCAAGTGGTTCAATTGGGATATATATTTCAGCAGCATCGTCATCCGCATTAAATTTTGGTGAAGCATTTTACGATTTAGAATTGGTAAAAGATAATGAAGTTACAAGACTATTAGAAGGTAAGGTGAAACTTTCCAAAAATGTAACACGATAATAAAATGGCAATAGAAATAACTAAAAATCTTACGCAAGTAACTATATCAACGACCGGTGTAGCTGGTAGAAATGGTACATCTGGTACATCTGGGTTTTCAATAGATAGTAGTTCATTTGCAACAACTGGTTCTAATACTTTTATAGGAAATCAAACAATTACGGGTTCACTAAATGTAACTGGTTCGATTAATATTGATAATGTTATTAAATTAACACCCATATAAACACTATTCTTTTGATTCTTAATATTTATAGGTAACGATAAAATAAGTACTTATAATGGCATTAGAAACATTAATATATCCTGGTTCATCTTCATTCTTTCCAGGTCAGACTCCTTTTGGAATTTATGATAATGATTATGAGTTTCAAGAAGATGCTCCAAAAGTGGCACTTTGGTGTGCTAGAAGATTGGGGTATCCTATTCAAAACATAGAATTAATAGATGAAAACTTCTATGCATGCTTTGAAGAATCCGTATCAGAATATGGAGCACAAGTAAATCAATTCAATATTCGTAATAATTTGGATTCGGTTAAGGGCAAATCAAAATCAACAAATCTTACAAGTAAATTAGTTCAGGGTTCAAATTTACCTAATCTAATCGCAATTTCAGACGCTTATGGTACATTAGCAGGAGTTGGTGGTAATACTGATATTAAGAAAGGACATATTAATTTAATTCCTGGCCAACAAGAATATGATTTAGATACACTATTTTCGGCTGTTAGTGAAAGTGGAAAACGTATTGAAGTGGTTAAAGTATTTCATGAACCAGTACCGGCAATCAATAGATTCTTTGACCCTTATTCGGTAAGTGGACAAGGTACATTAAATTTAATTGATGAGTTTGGATTTGGCTCATATTCACCAGCAGCACAATTTATATTGATGCCGGTATTTGAAGACCTTCTTAGAATACAAGCAATTGAATTTAATGACCAATTCAGAAAATCAGCATTTACATTTAATATTGTAAATGGTAAGATGAAAATATTCCCAATGCCAACCTCTCAAAATATAAACCTGTATGGTAAATTATATTTTGATTATTATGTAAAAGATGAATTTACTGAAAATTCTACAACTGTAACACCAAATGTAATTTCAGATTATTCTGATATTCCTTATGATTTTATGGAATATAGTGGTATTAATGATGTAGGTAAGCAGTGGATTAGAAAATACTCATTAGCTTTGGTAAAAGAGTTGTTAGGAGCAATTAGAGAAAAATATTCATCAATTCCAATACCTGGTTCTGAAGTAAGCTTAGATGGAGCTGCATTGAGAAGTGAAGCTCAAACTGAAAAGGAAGCTCTGATGACTCAATTAAGAGAAACATTAGAGGAGTTAAGTAGAAAAGTTCAATTTGAAAATCGTAATAATGAAGCTAATCAACACCAAGAAATGTTGAGAAAAGTTCCATTAGCAATATACATAGGATAATATGGCAAGATTTACATTAGCAAGAGATATAAAATTCTTCGAAGGAATATCCAGAGAATTGGTAGATGCTGTCATTGAAACTACTGTTGTATTATATAAATTAATAATTGAAGATAGTAAAACTAATTTGTATGGTGAATCTTTAAATAAAACATATTATCAAGGTGTACAAACAACTGCGGTAATAGAAAGAGAACCAACTGCAAGTGAATATGAAGGATTTGGTGCTGATACTTCACAAAATGCACAATTCCGTTTCAATAGATTTACACTAAAAGAAACTGGATTTTATCCTGAAGTTGGTGATATTATTTTTCATAATAATGGATATTTTGAAATAGATAATGTTACTGAAGACCA